TAGGCATACCGTTTAGGTCAGACTCAATGTAGTAACCACGGACTGCTTTCTTGGCTTCTAAAAGTTCACGTGCATCATCTTCAGCACGGTCTTCTGCTGTTTCATAGTTCTTAAGTTCAGGTACGTTTAGACCTAAACCTTGCTCTTGATACGAGCGATTGATGTCAGCCTTTTCATCATCTGTAAGCGGAACTCCACTTTCTGCACGTTCAGCAAACAATGCACGTAGGTTTTTAGAGAACTCAAACCGACGATTTGTTAGCTCTTTCTGTGCACGTATGGAACGTGCTTGTCTTACATCACGAAGCTTACTTTCTACTTCTACAAAGTCCCGCTGGAAAGCTTTCCCAATAGTGGTCCGCCCCATACCGCGATGGTCAAACTCATGACGCATAAGGGCACGTACTTGAGTTTCACTAATTTGTTCATTTTCAATCATTTCAATAAGCATCTGAGCAGCTGCCTTACGTGCAGCACCGGATCCACCAAAGTCAGATGCCTTATTAGTAATTAGGTTGAGATATGCATCACCACCCATCTCTGAGACAAGTCCTGAATAAAGACTGTCCTTTGCAGCAGTCAGCCGTTCATCCTTCAGACGAGCGGAATAAGCAGCAGCCCACTTGACTGCTTCCTTTTCTTCAAACTTCTGAATAGCAGGAAACATGTACTTCGCCGCCATCACAGGGTTGAACTCTGCGAAACGGTCTAAGTAGTCCTGACGGATCTGTGCTTGTACTGCTGCACGTTGCTCAGGAGTACGAGCTGTGTCGTACGTGTATTCCTGACCATCGATGTTGACTTTAGTAGTAGACCGTTTGTCAGCAAAGTGAATGCCATACGATGAACCACCCATCTGCAGGGTCTGTACAGCAAAGCCGTACTGAGCCCAGGCAGACATCTTGCGGATGTTGTCAGCGGTATATGGGTCACCATCCTTCTCAACTTGATTAGCAAGAGAAGTAGTTTCTTTGTCTAGAGCCTGACCCTGACGTTCTTGTTCATCTAGCTCATCACGGTCAGTTTGTGAGACACCGTTGGTGTAGGCGAGAGCCATACCACGTTGCATCTCTTTCTTTTGGTACTCATCTCGCTTCTGCTCAGCGTACTGAGTAATAGAAGACGAAAGTTGTGAGAGACCACTAAATGCTCTGTCAAGATCCCGCAAACGTGCTGCATCATTAGCACGCATACCTTGGAGATACTGTTGCTCAGCAGCTTGCTGCCGACGCGTGTTCTCATCAAAAGATTGCAGGGGACTAGATACCTGTTCAGGTTGAAAGGATCCTCCCCTATTGAACGAGGTAAATGTCATTAAGGTTTAGTAGGTAAACTATCTTGGTAAGCTGAATATGATTGAGAAGCGGTACCAGCAAGACTTCCAAGTGCGCCGATATATGCACTGGTCATATCCATATCAGGCTTAGGAGGTGCAACACCAGGCATCGGCACAAAGCCCACTTGGTCACGTGCACGCTGATTAGCACGTACAAGCTTGCGACGAGTTTCACGGCCGAAGCCTTCGACCTTTTCACGTGCACGAGTAAGGTTGGCAACATTCATTGCCTGCATACGACCCAACTCTGCAAGAGAAGTAGAACGCAACCGAGCTGCAGTCTTACCAGAACCCTCAAGACCTTTAGTAGATCTCTGGATCTTTTGAAAGGCTTCTCCGTACTTAACAGTTGCTGCAGTGAATTGGTCATTCAACCAAGCCTGCTCTTTGCCATAAGCTGTGCTTGCAGCAAGAAAGTTCTCGTCTACCTGCTGAAGGTATCTATTAGTTTTCAATCGATAGCGAGTTTGATCTCGCATGAAGTTGAGCTTACGCAACTCCATTTGTTGTTCCCACTGACGGGCAGAAGCGCGCTTGGACGCAGCAGCAGAGCTGATGCCTCCTACAGCACTAAGGCCTCCGCTTACTGCTGTCAGTGCTGTTACTGGTTCGCACACGGCAAAATTCAATAAAGGTTACGTTGTTCGGTCCGTATTTCACTTCACGTAAAAACTTAAAACCGAGGAATTTAAGAAGCTTTAGATGGACTGTATTGCGACTATCGCAAATGTTCCACAGCATCTTTTCTGGTCTACTGTCGATGAATCTTTTACACTTACGTGCAAAGGACTTCGGATACTTATATATCTCAGGAGTGCATAACATCCAGATCCCGTTCTCGGGACCAATACCAAAGGCTGCTCCCCATTTGTTGTCGGGAGTCAGCCAAGCTCCTGAGTAGCCACTAGAAGCCCCTAGAAGCAGGGAGTAGTACGGATTATGACCGTGACCCTCCCTGACTTCTCTAAGGTCTTCTGGACGTAAATTAGACGCTATTTCAACAGCAATTTCTTTAGTGAGTGGATAGATGTACTTAGACACGCTTGTAGTAACTTGGGTTGTAATCACCCTCCCAAGTCAGTGAAGTAAGAGTTGCTGGGAGTGGAGAAGTAGATTTAATTGATAAGGTAAAGTTATCACTCTTTTCATACACAGGTACATAAGCAGCGTATGTATCTTCGATACGTACATCACCAGCTTGATAGCTATCAAAGGTGGTAGATGAGAACTGCTGAGAGAACTTAGGCTTACCTACACGGGTCAACTCAGTCTCGTACACACCTACACGACTAAAGATTAGATTGACGCGATGGATGGTTAGTGAGCCACGTTGCTCGTTGACAGTGACATTCCCAGTCTTTGTCTGAACAAAGAACCTAGGTAGGTCAACCTGCATCGTGTAGTCATAACCAAAGTTAAGCTCGACGCCATTCCATTTACCAGGCACAGTGATAGAAGTACCAGTATTAGGTACATCAATTCCTGTAATAATCGTTCCATCTGTACCTCCTTTGACTGCTGTCAGGTTGGGTGTTTTGTCTGTAATACTGGAAAGCCAGCTAAGACTAAAGGTAGTTTTATTAGTAGTAGAGTCGTACGTACCTCCAGTAGCTGGAGAGTAGTTATCAATATGTACTAAGTAAGTATCGTTATTCTCAGTAAAACTTAGAGCATCATCGCGAATCAGATCGATCTTCTGAAGGAAGAACTGGTCATCAACAAAGAAATACGTGTCATCAGTAACGCACTGGTAGCTGATAGGTCTCGTATGCTTCCAACGGAACCATGCAGATTGCAGCTGACGTTCAACAGTTCCAAAGTACTTGTACCCAAAGACCTCATCACTATTCCTTTTTCCAAGGAACACGAAACTATTCTCACGAGAGTTAGCAATTAGATCAAGATCGTTATCAAGCTTTCGAGAGATGACCTTACTAAGCTCAACAACTTGTGGCTCACCTTCTCTAGCAACATTTGCCATAGCAAAGAAACGAGAGAAAGTACCCGCGTTATCTACAAAACCTGCAATCGTACCCATTGAAATAGGGGACATCTTAGAGTTGTAGTTATACGTGGAAATACTGCCAAGCTTTGCTGATTCAGGTTGGAGAATATCGCTGTCAGTAGCTAGAAGGAACTGCTGGTTTTTTGCAAAGACAATCAAACCAGTGTTTTGCTCTAGACCATCGAATAGCTCAGATGGATAAGTGGAGCTACATGAGATGTCAATAGGATCATCTGCAGCAACAGTTAATGCTGTCTTGACAAAGAAGTTACCAAGATCTCCAGGACGTGAAAGTACAACGTTGTCTCCACTTAGAAAGACAAGTCGATTCCTAAAGAACAAAACTTTATTGATCTTGGCATCTACGAAACTAGGTTCCGGGTTTGTGTTTTCATCACCAACCTCGCGATCAGCATAAGTAAATTGCTTTACATTAAAGTTACCGTTTGCCGTACGTTGGATAACGATAGGCACTGTGGTCTCTTTTAATCTTTTCTCGATACCAGGCTTTGCACATTCAGACCAACTACCAGGACCATCGGATCCTCCATCCCCTTCAAATCTAAGGTAGTAGTCATCCTCATTAGCAGCAGTATTAGCTACTTTCAGGATGTAACCATTTTTTGACTGGAAGGGTAGATTGGTGACATCATTCGTTGAATCAGTGACGACGGTGAGAAGGTCAGTATTAGGTGTTGAAACAGTAAAATCTTGAGTGTTGCTGTAAAGATATAGTCCATTGCCAATTGCCTCAGAAGAGATGCCAGCAGGCAATTCAGCCTGAATACCACCAAGAATCGTGTCTACACTTACAGAAGTCTGTTGGTCAAATGGTGTCGGTACAGGACGAACAGCTGCTAAAGATGCTTTGATCGTTGATGTCTCAGCATCATCAATAACAATGGGATAGGTCTTACCGGCTAAGTCTACGTTGAATGTATCCCCTGCAAGCCAACCTTCACCACCATGAAGCAGATCAATATCAGCTTTATAGGTACAAGTGTAGTCGCCAGATTCTGGAGAATCATCATTAGAATTTGGCAGTGGACCTTGCTGACCAGTAATGTTAAGTCTAAAAATTAGATTAGTTCTACCAGTTACACTTGCTGAATTATTAGTGACTGTACCGTTAAAGTTGTAATCAGTGACAGCAGTTCCTGAACTGATAGTAAATACCTTTGTACCGATATGAGGACAGTGTCCCTTGTCGCCGGTATGGGATGTAAAACCTTCTCCAGTGGGATTAGTACTTACAAAAGTAGCACTACTAATTTGGGTAGTTGCAGACGAAGCTGGGTCATGGATATTTAGTGCATACTGACGACCATTTACTACCTGTTTAACTTCAACAAAAGCAACGTAGGTGTGGGGATTCTCCGCAGTCTTATGAGCAGACGTCGGATGCATCTCAACTGTCTTCTTACGGTTGCAAACAAACGTAGAGTCGTTGATAGTCGTGAACTGAAGATCACCAGCAGCGGGTGAACCATGAGACAAGTAACCCTTCAGATCGGTTTCTTGTCCAGACTCGTAGGTAACAGTTATCGCATTGCCGGTTTCACAGCTCCACATATTGACGCTGCCATCAGTCTGAATTTGACCGATGTAGCTACCTTCAGTTTCATCACGATAGTAGTGAAACCAATGTGTAGAAGACGTAGCACCAGTAAGTGCTGCATTGCCAATACGTTTTGCACCAGGTCGTTTATACAGACCCCTGGTTAGGTCTGGGATGCAGTTGACAGCATCCCGTACTTGACCCTGACCCTTGTATTGATCAGGAGCTTCGTTGATACCACCGAAGAAGTCAGGGATTCTTTGTGTAATTGCACTCATCAGCGACGAAGTCCTAGATATGGAAGATAGGTTTGATATGAGGTGTCATCGCCAAGACCCATATAGTTATGGTCACCTTGGTTGCACTCGTATTCCATGCAGATAGCCCTTGTATAGGCTTCCTGTTGTTGAAGCAACTGAACCAACGTAGGGTTAGAAACAAGCTGCGTAGCGGCTCTTACAGACGCCTTCTGGACGATGTACCGCTTGAAGGGTTGCGGTAGATCTTCAAAAGGCCAAAGATAAACAACATCACAACTCACCTTATCAGTGAATTGATCGCTATGTTTGATCTTGTCGTACAGGTACGCACCACGCTTGACTACAT